CACTCCCACCGCCCGGCACATTTGGAGCAGTGGGCTTATCCGGTCCCGCCATAACCCCAGGCATGCCACCGCCGCCGCCTGAGCCAGCATCTTGCGTAATATTGTGAATCTCATCGAACGACATCAGATTATCCTTGAGAGTTTTTCCGAGCTTTTCTTGCTCCTTGTTTAAGTCATTCGTACTCTTTGCCAACGTATGATTTGATGTCGCCGCTTCATTCGCCGCTGTGCTTGTGCTATAAAACGCAGACTGAATATTATCCTGGAATTGTTGCCCGATATTGCTAAAATCCCAATGGAATAGGTCGCTGATTACGCTTCCGACATCTTCATCGAACAAGGTAACATACTTGATATATGTCGCCAGTGCATTGCCTAGCCCGATAAGTACCTCTTCGACATCTACGGCAATAGTCTTAAACTCTGTCATTGCTGGGATTAAAGCATCAGCCAGGGTGCGCTTCATCTGCTCAAAATCCTTGTCTACTCTAGCTTGCCTATTGGACAACGTATCAGCTTGAGTGGCATAATATCCCGTTGCATCCCCGGCCTTTGCCATGATAGCTTGATATGCCATAAGCGCCGTTTGGGCATCCGTCATCGTTTGACCTTGCTTTATAATGCCCTCACTCAACGCTCTTTGCTTCAGGTCGGCTGCGCTGATCTCAATTCCGAGTGATTTAAGACCCCTAGTTTGTCCCTCAAGTCCCATTTGCAATGACTGGAACACGTCTGAAGGATCAACTCCACGTAACTTTCCTAAGTCGTATGACAGTTGTGTTATGCCCTCAGACATACCTTCCGCTTGCTTGGGATCGAAACCCTGCATTGTCATGTTCATATACTCTTTTGATAACATTTTCTTAAGAGCTTGCTCGTCTACCCCATATGAATCGCTTAACTTCTTACTAAACTGTTCAGCATCATCTGACATACCGCCCATTGCCGCGCTAAACTGACGTTGTGCGTCTTGAGTGTTAGCGGCAAAGTCCATGGTTGCTTTGCCAGCCTCAAAGAGCTTGTCGATAGCCAATACCGCCAGTCCGAGTGCGAAGAGTTCGGGTAAAAGCGTGTTAATAACATCGGCTGAAGCTGCCAGTTTTGTCGCCATCCCCGTACTTGAATCGCCTATGGCGGTGAAAGCTTCGGTTAGGGTTTCTTTGAGATTGCTAAATTTTGTCATGGTGGCTGAAGTGTAGCCCCCCACCTCTTCTGACATTACTTGAAAATCTCTTAACGTCCCTCCTGTGAATTTTGCTTGAACTGACGTAGCGCTTTCGAGAACCTTTTCGTAACCTGAGATATCTACGCCTACTTGCTCAAAAACACTTCTCACTCTTGTTTGGAATTCACCCATGGACTCGTTTGAATCTTTGGAAAAATTTGCTATGGTCCGTTGGCCACTCTGAATCGATTCGACCAGATCGGTACTGTTAAGGTGCGGGAGCCCGAAACTACGAAGTGAATTTAGGGCATTATCCTTAAAATTGGCAATCGTATTCTGTGCTAGCTTCATCTGTGCGGTAAGGTCCGTTAAATCTGTGCCTACGCGAAGATTTATGTTTCCTATTGTTCCCATTTGTATTACCCCCTTTCATATAAAGCGTGAGTATTAGGCATTCCCGGTTATCTTATTGATGCCTTTAGAAAGCTCGTCAATCATAGCGGCTTGAATTTCGTCATAATGCTGTGTCTGAACCTCCTTCATAAAGTGACTGCCGTCTACTTTCTTACCATCACGAGTGGTGAACCCGAGATCCTTAAAGTGTGAGTACCAAGTACCCAGGACTTTATACACGGTCTTTCCGTTTGGAGTCTTCTCTTTCTTAAGCTTGAGGTACCGTTTAAGATTTCCGCCGTCGTAGCGTCCCCACTCAAGATTCCTACCCTGCCTGCCTAAAAAGGACCCATTGGCTGGTTGCAGATTTGCTAATACGTATTTCAATGCCATTGTTGCACCCTTCTTGGCAGTGTTATCGATTAGCGAGCTCGGAAACGCCTCAAGCCGCTCGAACATGGCAATAACCTCGTCTACTCCCTCAATGGTAGATTCCGACATATTTATCACCTCAATCCATTTCATTAGATAAATCGTGCTCTTTTAAAGAACACGCTCTTCGATATCTCAACTTCTTATGAATGTGGAATAGCAGATACAAATGCTTCTTGCTGGGACACATTACCATCACCCAGAAGCCATCCTTTGTACCAGGCATCATTGCTTGCGAAGCCAAAATGAAGAGATTTTTCAATCAATACGTCAACGCTCATGTTAAAGTGGTAGAAGCGTAAATCCCCAAATAGAATAGTTTCATCAGCGATGTATGGCGACATGATTACCGGATTACCCAGGAGGCGTCCCGCGATCGGCGATAGGTTGTAGTCGGTTTGCGGTCCATTAGCAGCAGTCAATCCCCATTGTGGGTTCTCCAGAAACACAGGACGGCCTAGCGCATCCTTGATGGCGCAAACTCCATTGTAAAGGGTATTACTGGACATAACCCAGAAGGCTCTTGAATGATATGGTGACTTCAACAGTGCCTTTATTTGAGGAAAGGTATCGTAGGTCAAACCGAGTAAACCCTGTCCGCTCTTACCATAAATAACTTGATTGCCACTACCCCAAGTAATGGCGTTCAGAATTCCTGTGGGCATCCCCGATCCAGTACCGTTTATAATCGCATTCTCCACTGCCTCCATGAGCTTAGAAAAGAGCTTATCCACAATAAAAGTCTCAAAGGCATCTACCGCCATTTGCTCAACCACACGTGACACTTGAACAGCTTTGATGAGGTCGTAGGCTTGTAGCGCTACATTTCCCAAAGAGTCATCACCTGGATTTACCGTGGTTCCCTCAGACGTCCATGCGGCATCGTTTGTGATATTCTCAATAGGGATCTTGAGATTCCCCATGAGGTTATACTTACTGATAAAAGGGTAAACCGCCGAAATGACGAGCAACTTCTGAACGACCAAGTTTAAAGTAATTTGCGGAATGGCCGCGCCAGCGCTCCCCGTTGCCGAGGTGAAACGAAGTTCAGGAATGTTCCGACCATTGCTCAGAGAGTTACCCATTTGTAATATCTGTCGTTCTTCTGGTTGGAGGCTGCTGTGTCCTTTTTGGAGTATTTTGAAGAAGGCTGTTCTGTACTCCTTTGTTGCCCGCGCCTCATACATTTGTTCTTCAGCTGGAGATAATTGACTCATTGATTTTTCCGCCTTTCATTTTTAGGAAAATAAAAATGCCCCCTGCTTTGAAAGAGGCATTTTACAACTTAGTCTTGAGGATTAATATTTGGCGCTGTTCTTCTTTGGTTCTCCGCTTCTTGACTCCTTTATATCCTCCAAATAAACTCCTTGCAGATATGGAGGTCTCGTCATAAGCCGCAAAGTCCACGATGGCGACATCATAGATTTTCTCAAACCTTAGGATAGTTCTGGTTCTCGTCCTGGCGTCGTATACGTCATTACCGTTACCCACAAGGAAAGAAAACGACATTTTATCTAACTCTCCTGACCTTACTAGCTCGTACATGTCTGAAGCTTGGGTAGTGTTTGCCATTCGTGCCTTTACCGCTAGACCATCTTTATCAACAGTTAAGTCAAGCGTTCCAGCCTTTGTACTTGCCAATGGAGGAACATGTGGGCTGTGATTGTACTTCAGCACTACATTCGAGAGGTCAACACCTTTAAGAGCGTCATGATGGATCTGCTCGTAGTATTGAATACCATCATCGTCCCGATAAATAGGTGTTGGCTTATCAAAGACTATGGCCCTGCCTTCAAGTATTTTAGCTAATGGTTTCCCATCTACACCACCTACCGTAGACACCCTCACTTCAACCGCCCGGTATTCGCGTTTTCCCTTCTGGAATCCTATTTCAATCACCTCATTCTAGATTTATAAACCTCTTATTTTATCCCTATTTTGATGAGAACAGGGGGATTTTTGGTTGGTTTAACCGGGTATTTAGGCTTAAGTTCAAAAGAGTTATAAATCATCTTTCGGCGTCAGTACATAATTCCCAGACAACCAAGTGTGATAATCCGTAATAAACTCTAAACAAGTATCGATAGACGATATAAGGGATATCCTATGGGACTCATTAATTATTTTGAGTAAGCATTCATTATCGTTCATTTTGCCTTTAACAGAATTCAAATCGATAAGAGCTTGTTTAAATTGTTCGACGTTTTTATCGATTAGCTCCTTTGCGGTAAACATAGTTATGAAATCAACACAGTCTTTAAATTTAGGCTCCCACGGATTATTTGGCAAAATATTTTCCCACTTTCTTTATCAGCTTTAGTGCTAAAAATTTTTTACTGATATTTTTTAAGAAATTCTAGCAAAGCATCTTTTTCTTTAGTTCCTTCTGACTGGGGTAGCAGGTCGGTCAGCTGCTTGTAAATGACGCCGAATCGCTGTATGAGTGCGACATAGGCCTTAAGCGCTGGATGTTGTACGGGCATCTCTTGAGGACCTTGGATAAGAACGCTCGTTGGACCTTCTTCTAAAATTTGATTTCTTAGCTTGGTTAACGTTCCATCCATAAAAAATAATTCGTTATAAAGGCTCTGCGCCACGGCTTTCCTATCGTCAGGTATTTGTTTTAATAATTTTTTTAAATCACGCATTTCTTTTGAAATTGGCGGATTTCTCTCTAAAGCCATTAAAATTTCTCCTTCTATCATTTGGAAGTATTTGGTTTTACCCCCCCCTAATATAAACTCAGTCCGGAGTACTACGCTTGTTTGGGTACACGGCAGGGAAGAACTCCGAAAAAGGGCTTAGGTGGGGGGTGTCATTTCCTTCCAATTCCCAGGATTTCTACATCATCATTGACGCTCATTCACTGATCTCGACAAATGCTATGCCCCTATCTAATGTTTTCTGATCCTAGCCCTGACCGCAACCTTATGCCGTTCCATTGCATACCTTTCTTGGTTCGTGTCTGCGTTAACCCTAGCCCTAACCGTTCGGCCTCAACCTTAAAGTCTAATCCAAACTTTTTCGTACTTATGGCGCTGCCTCTCCATTCATTGAATGCCTCAGTTAGTGCCGCATTACTTGTGTGTGCTGTAGAGTCTATTATCAAACGATCGTCTACAAATTGCCTCATGTTTCCTTGGTGCATCGGT